CGCTTTGATAATGCTGTTTAGGAAACATTTCCGCTAATCGCTCCAACATCCTAAACATCTGTTCTGATAGATATTTCATTTTTATCCTCTGTAAGTGTGTGTAGAATCAGTGTTTCTACTGAGTATTTATATCAATCAATGTGCGGTCGCACATTTTTTCATTTGACAGTCCTGCTATTTTACTTTAATATAAATTAAATTTGAGTTAAATATACTATCAATCGGATTAAAGATGAAGTTACGAACCAGATCAATTTTACAAGAACTTAATTCTATAGCAGAAGTTCGAAACAAAGACGCTCTTATCGAAAGTAGAGCGATCAATGTCATCAATTCAGCTATTAATCTGTTAGAATCGATCCAAAAAAATTATAGCGAAGATGCAGCTGACGAGTTAGAGCGCAGATTGATCAATGCTATAAAAGGACAAGACCCGGCTAAATTTGTAAGAGGTATACGAAGAATAGCGGAGTCCAGAAAAAATCAGAAAAAATTGGAAGAGAGCAATGACTGAATTATTTGAGGGTGGGAATGTATTCAAAGGCCCAGATAAACAGCCTTTAACTCGTAGGATCACTAGATCAGAAATACCTACAACCATCGCTTTTTTAGAAAAAGAGACCAGTGTAGATTTCAGCACAGACAAAGATGAAGAAGGGGTGCCTATCAAATGGTTAGGTACTACTGGACGTAAAGCAGACAGCGGAGATCTTGATCTGTCAGTTGATGCCAACGAAATCAATAAAACAGAATTCGCAGAAAAACTTAGATCTATTTTTGGCAAAGATTCTGTAAAATTAAGCGGCGATAATGTACACCTAAAAACCCCAATCAATGGAGACCCTGCCAACGGATTTGCACAGACAGATTTTATGTTTTCAGCTAATCCTAAATTTCAGCAGGGCAGTATGTTAGGTAGCGGGCCAGACAGCCCATTCCGTGGTGAACATCGTCATATATTACTAAGTTCAATTGCTCGCGCCAGAGGAATGAAGTATTCACCTAAGTTTGGTCTTATGAATGCTGAAACAGATGAAACTGTTCCTGGCGGAGATGACTGGAACACTATCGCTAAACAACTGCTAGGACAGACTGCTACGTCTAAAGATATTCGCAGTGTAGAAAATATCATCGCCTATATTAGAAAGCTGCCAAATTACGAAGAACTTATTTCCGCAGCCAGAGAAACACTGGGGCGTTCCGGAATAGAACTTCCTAAAAACGAAGCCGTAGAAAGTTATCAACCTGGCACAATAGGCTGGATGCGTAAATTAATAGAAATCTGTAAATGAGAGCATTTGAATTTTTAACCGAAGCTGACGCCCCTGCTCCTAAAAAAGTAGGCAGAGAGTTTAACCACCTAGAAGATCTAGTATTCACGGAAACCAACGGTGCTCAACGTGCGATCAAAGTCCTTAAGGATCTAGCCAATCCATCTAAAAAAATCGCTATCAAGTGGGACGGCAACCCTACAGTCTACTGGGGACGTGAAGAAGACGGTGCCTTCCGTATGGTTGGCAAAAACAACTGGGGACGTGAAGAAGGTAAAAGCTCTAGCCCAGAAGAACTCAAACAGTTTATCATGAGTCGTGGTAAGGGCGAAGAATGGCGAGCCAAATTTGCAGGCGATATGGCTGCTATGTGGTCAGTGTTCGAAGCAGCCACACCAAACGACTTCAGGGGATATGTCTACGGAGATATCTTGTTTCATCCAGGCAAACCTTATCAAGGTGCCGACGGTCGTATCAGCTTTACTCCGAATCAAACAACCTATGCTGTAAAAGGAACTAGCGAAGTAGGAAGAAAGCTGGTCAAAGCTAAGATCGCTGTAGCAGCACATCAGCAATACGGATACTTCGGTGATAAGAGTGGAGAGCCTTTTGAAAATCCAGAAGCTTTTTCCACCAACCCAGAATTAGTAGTCTTTGGTCAAACATATGTAAGTTACAGACCAGAGGTCAGTGCAGACAATTTAGGCAAGATCGAAGCTCTGGCTAAAAATCAAAACATCATAAACAAATTCCTAACTCCGGTTGCAGGAATGGGTTATTTACAAAATGAAATTTATAGTTTTGTAAATGCACAGAGCAAAGCAAAGCAATTAGAAAATATAAACTCAGATGCTTTTTTTAACTTTTTACAAAAAACTCCAGCCAAAGCTGTAAAGGTCAAAGCACACAGTGATTCTAATCCTGGTGTGTTAGATAACTTATTCGAATTAGTTAGAGAAATAATGGCTGCTAAAAATGAAATAATCCGTGAACTTGATCAAGCCGAAGGTGACATCACAGCCAGCACTGCCGGTAAGCCGGGCGGCGAGGGGTATGTTAGCGGAGATGATTCTGTTAAACTAGTTCCTAGAGATCGCTGGACTCCATTCCGCGCCGATTAGCAGCTCAAAACACCTGATTTTTACTCCGACATATAAATACTAATGCCGATCCCGGAGCGGGATCATTTGATTAAGGAGAAAATATCATGGCAGATTTAATTAGTTCAACAGTTGGTTCAACAACATTTGGTGTTAACTTTAACGTAGCAAAAGCCGGTAACGGTATTGCTGGCCGCACACGTATTTTAAGTCTTGCAAAGACAAATATGACACAAACAGAACTAAACAACGTTATTCGTGCGTTACAGACAGGCGGTACAGCAGGTACCGACGATGCAGTTGTAATTGCAGGTATCAGCGTACTAACAGAATCAGGCGTATTCACTAGCGGAACAACTGATGCTGTGCAAGTTGCAGTACAGGGTACAGGTACTTTAACAGCAGGTGCTGACTACCGTGGCGTTACTGGTGTAACAATGGCAGTTATTGCTGATTTCAACCAAACTCCAGTGTAATTTTTTCCAGGGATGGGAAGGGGAAGGGCGGAATTTATTTCCGCTCTTTTTTTGTCTGTGTAAATAGTAGCATATTATGCCTAGATATCAAATTATCACCCTAGTTGACATCACTAGGACTAATCCTGCTAGATCAGAGACAGATAAAATAAAATTGGCTCAACAGGCCAATTTTAACAGCCTATTACAAGCTATTGGTTTAAGATCAAATTGTGAATGGGTCAAAGATCCGGTTATGCAAAACGGAAGACTGCCTTCTCCTTTAGAGGGCAAGGCTGCTCACTGGTGTTGGACATTTGATGTTGAGCGTGATGAAGTATTCCTAAAAGACAACGATCCTGTCGGACTGCTAGTAGATGATTTGAACGGTGTTCCCATCATATCAAATTTAGATAATTCAGTAGATATAGATCCTCCTATTTTTTCTACAAAAGGAGACAATATCAATACCTGGATAAATCCGATTTAAGAATAAATAAAACATTATAGGCATATTCAATAGGCAAAATTAGGCACATATCCTTCCAGGAACTTGACTTAATTCAGGAGATCAGAATATGCCATCAATGGCTGAAAGAGTAAGTGTAGTCGAAGTACAGGTAACTAATCTAGACGAAAAGATTGACGAAATAAAAGTAGAAGTCAACCATTTAGGCACCGGTATACATAAGCGTCTTGATCAGATGTATGATGCATCATGCACACAACATGCCGAATTAGCATCATCGTTAAAAAACACACACTTAGAGTTAGATGCTAAAATTACAGAACTACAGCAGTTTAAACAAAAATGGATGTATCTGATACTAGGAGGGTTAGCTGTATTAGGATTCGTATCCGGACATTTGGAAACTATTATTAAAATATTTGCCTGATAAGAACAGGCAGTTAAATAAAGGACCATAGGTCCTTTTTTTATGACTAGACTTAGCAACAAGCTAGAATCCCTGATTAAAAACAATAGAGATATACTTCCTGTTAAAACAGAAGAGGGCATCCTGGTAGGAACAATATTGATTGTAAGTCAAGGATTCAGTAAAAGTCTTTATCATAAAGGAAAATTACTCTACAAAAATCTTCACTTAAATATTACCACTGTTAGGATAGCCAATTTATTAGCTAAACAACAATCTACTATCAAAACTGAGACCATATACAGAGCTGATCAAGAATACGGCAAGTGGTTCACCGAAAGCCAATTGCTAAGAAATCAATACGAAAAATCTATGAAAAACAAGAATTACGACAAAGCAGATGTCTTATGGGCTAGGTACTGTGAGAGCAGAGATAA